GATATGAATGGCGATCCCGTCCTGCGGCACCCCATACCCAGCCAGCGCCGTCACGGTGCGGCGCTGCTCCGCAGTGGGCTCAAACAGCGGCATCGGCGAATTCCTTCAATCGGGATGCCGAGACCTCGGCGAAGCTTCCGCCCGCGTTTTCCAGCAACGCCTGTTCACCCGTGAAAGTCTGCCATCGCAGCACAGCGACATCGACGTAGGCGGGTGACACCTCAATCGCGTGGCACGATCGGCCCGTCATCTCGGCGGCGATGATTGTGGTGCCTGAGCCGCTGAATGGCTCGTAGACCGCCTGACCCAGCGAGGAGTTGTTCTCGATCGGACGCTTCATGCATTCCACCGGCTTCTGAGTGCCGTGCGTTGTTTCGGCGTCCTGGTTTCTGTTGGCGATCTGCCACAACGTGGTTTGCTTCCGATCGCCGGACCAATGACCGGTGCCGCGAACCGCGTACCAACACGGTTCGTGCTGCCAGTGGTAATGGCCGCGACCCATCACCAACCGTTCCTTTGCCCAGATGATCTGGGCGCGGATTTCGAACCCCGTCGCGGTGAGGCTTTCGGCGACCGTGGGGGCATGCAACGCTCCGTGCCAGACGTAGGCCACCTCGCCCGGGAACAGCGCCCAGGCCTCCCGCCAGTCGGCGCGGTGGTCGTTCTCGACGAGACCCACACGCTTCGTGGCGCCAGGCCTGGCACGATTGCGCCAGGCCGGGTCGTAGCTGACGCCGTAGGGCGGGTCCGTGACCATCAAATGCGGCCGGACGCCGTACAGCGCGAGGCCGACGACCTCCTGGTCAGTGCTGTCGCCGCAGGCCAGCCGGTGCCGTCCCAGGCGCCAGACGTCGCCCGGCCGGCTTACCGGGTTCGCGGGCACGTCCGGGATCTGGTCCGGATCGGTCAGGCCTCCGGTGTGGTCGATCAGAAACGAGGCGATCTCGGCCGGATCAAAGCCGGTCAGGTTCAGATCGAACCCGTCCGCCTGAAGGTCGCTGAATTCGATGCGCAGCATGTCCTCGTCCCACCCAGCGGATAAACCAAGGCGGTTGTCGGCGAGGATGTATGCGCGCTTCTGCGCCGGGGTCAGGTGGCTCAGCTCGATCGTCGGCACTTCCGTCATGCCAAGCTTGCGTGCCGCGAGCATACGCCCGTGACCGGCGATGACGCCGCGTTCGCCATCGACCAGCACGGGATTGGTGAAGCCGAACTCGCGAATCGACGCGGCGATCTGAGCGACCTGCGCGTCCGTGTGCGTGCGCGCGTTGCGGGCGTAGGGGACCAGTTCAACGATCCGGGCCGGTTTGTAGGGCGGGAACGGTGGCTCGACCGCCATGCTCAGCCGCTCCCGTGCTTGTAGGGCGGAAACAACCTCGGAGTCCCGTTCGTGGCCGGTTTTCCACCGTGGGTGTCGAGCCACTCATCCTCGGTCAGCGGCCTCCCCATCAATTGGATCACCACTTTGTCGGGGGGCATGGCCGAGCCATCCTTGCCGGTCACCTCAACGACCTGCTTCTCGCGCCAGCCGGCTCTCGCCTTGAGCCAAAAAATCGTCGCGGCCACGTTTCCGGGGGTGGTCGCCTGCTGATACAGCGTTTGCGCGACCTTCGCGTTGGCCTCGGCGCTACCGAGATCCAGTTCGTCTCGGAACCGTCTCCGCAACGTCGGCGGACTGCACTTCACGATCCGTCCGATGTCGTCATGCGGCACGCCGAAGCCCGAGAGCGCGCGGACCATGCGGCGCTGGTCGTCGGTTGGGGTGAAGGGCCTGCGGCCGGCCATCGAAGGTCACCGTATCGAGTTGGTCCGATGCGCTGAGTTTACGTGACGGACATTGCTATTTCAACACGACAATACTTCGCTGTGCTACGCTACTGTTCGCTTTGATCAAGGATTGCGTGCATCGCCGGTTGCTGATCGTGTCGGCCGTGCTGCTGATGCACGTGGTACCAATCTGAAATTCGCCATTGTCGCACGGCTGGCGCGTTGCTTGCGTCTGGGGCGTGCTGACGGCCAATCGTGTCGGGATCCTGGTGCATCTCCCGCAAGATCGTGCCGTTCGACAGCATCCGGTCCAACGTGTCGGCAGCACGGTGATGCGTGACGATAGCTCCGGTATCAGGGTCGGTGTCGAAACTGGGTGGGCCGAACTCGCCGTGCTGACGGCGCCACGTGGACGGTCTGGACAGATCTTCGCGCCGCGTCTTCGGTTTCCGCTTGCGCTTATCGGCCATGGCCGTAACCTCCATCGCCCGGCCACGAGCAGCACGCGGGTCCGTTGGTGATCATTTGGCCATCCTCCCGGGCGTAGAGCTTCCGCCGCCGCCGACCGCCCGGCGGTGATGACCCCGGTGACGGCCATTGGCACCGTGGGGTGCCGAATAAGTGTTTAATTTCAATCCATTGAAGACCGGTGACGAAAGTGATGAAATTCCGGCGAGTCTTATACATAGGAAATAAGCATATACAGTACCTCGTACGCCGTACTATCGCGCGATAGTTATGCGTGTGATAATCGATAGTACTTTCATTTTGTATATATTGGAGTTGGCTGAATTTCGTCACTTTCATCACACCCCACCTAAATCGTTGATATTCATGAGTTCTTCCGGACTGTTGCCTGTCACTTACGCGATTTCACTTCATCACAGGTCTCACTCGGCGGCGGCGCTCACGCTGGAATGATACGAGCCCACCACGTCGAGCCCGAACACCACCGAGGAGTGGAGCTTGGTGTGGCGCACGTCGTACCCGAGATTGAGAAGGTTCGCCCTCAGCGTGTTGCGCGCGGGAACGTGCTTGATTCCGGCCTCCACCGCCCATTGTGTGAAAATGTTGTAAAACTCGGAAAGGGGAACCTGACCGGAGGCGTTCACGCGGCATCGCTCCCCGAGGAATGCGAACAACGGGTTCGCATGAGCCAGCCATTCTTCTTTGGCACCAATGCAATCCTTCGGCTCCTGGAAGGCGCCACGGCGACGGAGGCGTTGCAGTCCTTCGATCGCGCGGTTCAGGATGCCGGATAATTCATGCCGCCAGATGCGCGGAAACAGCCCGCGGTCGTCTTCCTGCGGGAGGAACACCCGGTCGAAGGGGATGATGTTCGCCCGCCGTCTCTGCCCGTAGGAGAGGTCAGCACACAGTGGATAATTGTTCGCGAGCAAAACTGGCAGGCATGTCGCGATGAATTCGAAACTGTCCTTGAACTTCAACTCGCCCGTGAGAAGTTTCCGCTCCGACAGTTTCTTCAGGAGTCCATCGGGAAGCTTCGTTCCGGTATCGATGTCGTCGTCGAGCAGGATCAACTTCCCCGCCAGCGCGCCGATCAGAAACCTGTTCTCCTCAATGTCCGCGAGCCTTCCGCTGAATATGCACCGTGCATTGGTCAGTTTCTCGATCGTCTCCATGAGCTTGGTTTTGCCGTTGTTGCCAGCGCCCTTCATCATGAAGTAGCAGGCGATGTCGCGCCTGGGCTGAATGGCGTATCCCATGAATTCCAGATAGTGCCGGGCCATTCCGGGGGCGTCGGACGATCGGGCGAAGATTTCCTGTACCGTGCGGTCGAATTCCGGGCAGGCGGCCGAGGGGTCGTAGCGGGCATCGAGCACGTAAGTCAGATAGCTGTCATGGCGGTGCGGCCGCAGTTCGACCGACGCGTCCTCGGCGATCCACAGTTCGCCATTCGCGCAGTTGATCACCGGCGGTGGCTCTTCCGTCAGCCGCAGCACGTCGGTCGAGATCGCGCAGGCGGCGATCAGCAGGTTGAAGCTCGCGGTCAGTGTTGTGTTGAAGTCGCGCTCCTCCGGATCGACGATCGCCTTGATGACTTCCAGCAATCGATTCTTGATTTGCTCGTCGGTCCATCGGCGCCAATGCGTTCCGGTGAAGGCCCAGAACGATTTGTCGATCGCACGGATGAGGTGCAGGCCATCGCACCAGAATTGCCCGAGCGCCATGTTGGCGACCTCCAGGGCGATATCGGCAGCTGGGCCACGGTTCTTTTTGTCGACATCGCGAAGGCCGGCTTTAAGATCGCCCAGCGGCAGGCCGGTTCTTTTTTTCAGTGTGTCCAGGACACGTCGGAGAGAGATCGGGTCCAGTTCCGCGGCGGCGACCTGTCGCAGGACAGCGGTCACCGCATCCGGGGGACTTTCGGCGCTGAGCGCCTCGGCCGCGCCAAGGCAATCCTCGAATGATGGCGGTGGCTCGCTTTCGGCGTCGCCGGCGGGGCCCGAGAGGAATGCTGGATCGGTGAGATCGGCGACCGTCAGCCAGCCTTGATCCATCATGCGGCGGAGAAAGAACAGCCGATCGTGGCCGTCACAGTGGCCGTGACGGCAGTGGTAGACGAAGCTCTTGTTGTCGGCCTCGCTCGCGTTGACGATAAACGTCGCCTTGTGCACA